GCTGCAGCGCGTCGATCCAGTCGGACCGATCCCAGGCCAGCTGCGCAGCGTCCAGGATCCCGCCCACAGCCTGTGAGGCCGCGGGCGCGGTGGTGGTGTTCATGTGTCTAGGTGCGGTTGGTTGGTGTGCACTCCTGCTGAGCTGCTGCAGCCCTGCAGATGTGCCTAGCGCCATTGTGCCAGTGATCGCGGCGAATGGCGCCGGGGTTGGCGGTGGCGTCGCACTTCCTGCAACAAATCTTTACAAACGGGGAACGGGGCAAGCGTGCGGGACCGCGGAAGCGGGCGCAGCCACCCCCTCCAGCGGATGCCTGATCCTCTGTAACCCCAGCCCCCATCAGGGTTGTTGGCCCCTGGGTGCCGATTAGGTGCGGCAGCCGATGCGCAGGCGCCCCAGGGGCGATCGAGGCCCCCTATGGGGGGGAACCGGCTGCGCCACGCGCTGAGGACACCACCAGATCACGCGACCCAAAAACGGGACATCTGAGGAACTTCACCGCACAGGAGGAGCTGAGGTCTGCATGGATGAAGCGCAATAACGCTCAGGAGAGCGCAGCTCGACGCTCAGAGACGTCCAGAAGCCCCGGGAACAGGCCTCTACAGCTTCAGGGGTGCAGAGATACCACCAGCGGGTTCAGACAGGCCCCCGGGGCGCTTGCGTGGGGGTGGTCAGGAAATTGTGGGTGTGGGACAGTTCGCCCTGTGTTCAGGCTTTTGTTTTTTGCCCACCTAGATAGAGAGTCAAGAGCGACTTTCATCCGGGCCTTGGGCGAGAAGCGAGTTAAAACTCCTAAACTCAAGGTTGCTTCGCCATAGGAGAGGCAAGTCCGTTGCGCTGCAAGGGTAGTACAAAACTATACCTGCGTTATGCGCCGCTTTCCATAGGGGACTCCTAGGAGATTCCTAGGAAACCCGTACACACCAACCAACCATGTCGTTACCCCCTGAGGAGCAGGACCGCTTCGTCATGTTTCACCAGACCAGAGACCTTGAAACCCTTCTCGACGCCGTTGCCAAAAGGGATCTGCAGCTCCGGGACCTCAGCGTCCTCGTAGCCCTGGTCGCACACATGGACCGCTCTGGTCGCGTGCGCGTCACCGGTGCAGCCTTGGCTGAAAAGCTCGACATCAACCACTCCACCTGCATCTCCTCCATGACCCGCTTAAGACAGCAGCAAGTTATTGCCAGAGTCTTTGACAAAGCCTCTGGCGAGCGTTACTTCCTCGTCAATCCGTTTATCTTCAGCGTCGGTGGCCCGCAACGCCGCAATCACCTCTGGGCACAGTTCAAAGCAGCAGTTGAAGACTGACCCTTTCAGTTCTCGATAGCCTGAGACAAACTGCTCTGCACCCATGTATCTCACCAATGACCAGCGGATCCGGCTCGGTCTGCAGCATTTCGGCAGTGACGTCCCGGATGCTGTGGTGGCGGCCGCTGAAGCAGCGCTTGCTGGAGCTGCTCCTGTTGCCGCAACGGACTCGGCCCCAACGAAGAAACGGGCGCGCACCGTCAAAGGGCAATTTGAAGGTGATGACCCCGCCACTCCAGAAGTGAATGAAGCCTTTGTTGAGGGTTAGGCTGTGACCGTTGCTAAGGGGTGGTTCCCTGGCAATGCAACCGCTCTACACAAGTTGCGGTTGGTTGGTGTGGGAAGCCCCTCTGCGTCGTTTGTCGTAGGGGGGCTTCCCCTTTGAATTGGACGCCCATTCCTGACGAACTAGGCCCAGGCCGCTTTGCCTATTTCGTCTGCTACCTGCTGCGCGAACTCAACCTCGCTGACACCCCAACCAAGCAGCAGATGGCCATCTGCGATTGGATGGAGAACGGCCCGGATCGGCAGATCACCGTTGGCTTTCGCGGCGTGGCCAAATCCACCATGGCGGCCTTCCGTGCGCTGCACCGGCTACGGATCGACCCGTTCAACGAGAAGATTCTCATCCCCGGCTCAACCTTGGAGAAGGCGGTGGAGATCACCACCTTCATGCAGCGGTGTATCCGTGACATCGACGTGCTGCGCTGCCTGGAGCCCAAGGCCGATGGCCGCTCGTCAACCAAGGCCTTTGACGTGGGCCCCTCGATCGTGGACCAGAGCCCCTCTGTCCGCGCTGTGGGAATCCTCAGCCCGGCCTTGACCGGCAAGCGCTGCACCTGCGCCATCCCGGACGACATCGAGACGCTCAACAACTCGATCACGCCGCTCAAGCAAGAGCGCCTGGCCCAGGCCGTCACCGAGCTCGAAGCCATCCTCAAGCCCGACCAGGGACAGGTCCTCCCCAGGCAGGTGATGTTCCTGGGTACGCCGCACCTGGAGACATCGCTGTACCTGCGGCTGGTGCGCGAACGCAACTACGCCATCCGCTACTGGCCGGCCCGCTACCCCAACCCCAGCGACCCCGACCAGTGGGATTGCTACGAAGGGAGCCTGGACCCGCGCATGGCGGCAGAGGTCGAACAGCACCCTGAGCTGGCTGGCACGCCCACCGACCCCGAGCGCTTTGGCGAGGCTGAGCTGCTGGGCCGCGAAATGCGCATGACCCGGGCGTCAGTGCAGCTGCAGTTCCAGCTCAACTGCCGCCTGTCCACCCTGGATCGCTACCCCATCCGCTTGGGGGACCTGATCGTTATGTCGCTGGACGGCAAGGCCCTGCCAGAGGTGGTGGCCTGGTCCTCGGCCAACGAGCACCGCATCCAGAGCCTGCCGTGCGTGGGCCTGGGCAGCGATCGCTACTACTACTCCGCTGCGCTGATCCAGGGCTGGGTGCCGGCCAAAGAGACGTGGCGCTGCATCCTCGCGGTGGACCCCTCCGGCCGCGGCAGCGACGAACTGGCCTGGGCCGTGATTGCTGAGCTCAACGGCAACCTGTTCCTGCTTGAGTCTGGTGGCACCACCCGCGGCTACGAAGCGGAGGTGTTGCAGCTGCTGGCGCAGAAGGCCAAGCGCTGGAACGTGAACACGATCGTGGCCGAGAGCAACATGGGCGACGGCATGTTCACTGCCCTGCTGCAGCCGGTCGTCAACAAGGTTCACCCCTGCGCGTTTGAAGAGCGCCGGGCCACCGGCCAGAAGGAGCGCCGGATCGTGGACACCCTGGCGCCGCTGGTACAGCAGCACCGGCTGGTGGTCAGCCAGGACGTGATTCAGCAGGACTGGGCTGGGGCCGAGCGCGACCCGGACACGGGCCACGCCCGCTCGTTGATGTTCCAGCTCAGCCGCATCACCGTGGAGCGCGGCGCGCTGCAGTTCGATGACCGCATCGACGTCCTGGCCCTGGGCTGCGCGTTTTTTGTCGAGGCCGCGGCCCAGGACCAGGAGAAAGCGCAGATCGCCCGCCAGGAAGAGATCGACGACGCCTTGCGTGAAGCGTGGTTTGACGAAACCGGCAGCCAGATCGACGCGCTGGCACTGGGCTTCAGGCCGCAACCCCGCGGCATGGCCTACGGGGGGATCAAGCGCTGAGCTTGTCCTCGAGCCGGATCGGCACCACCTTGGCCTTTTCTTCCATCGTCTGGAAGTTGAGCTTGCCGGCCATACGCGCCAGATCCGCTGTCGGTGTTTCAGGCATGGCCGCAGCGCTGATCTGGTTTTGCTTCAACAGCTGCAGCGCTTCCCGGCGGGCAGTCTTATCGCCGTTGCGCAGGTCCTCGAGGATCCCATAAGCGACCTCTTCATGGATCTGCTCGAGTGTCTCTTTGAGGTCAGCCACGGTTACATGGGTGCAGAATCAAGCCCATCATGCCGGTCAATCAGGTGCAGTTCACGGACCAGCGATGGCTGCAGTTTTGGGAAAACTACAAATCCCAAGAGCATCAGATCAAGGCAATCATCAAGCTGGGCCAACAGATCAGGCAGGCCGACCCTTGCCTACTGACTGAAACCGCAGACTGGGTGAACGACTGGAAGAGCGGCCCGCAGCAGCAAGCTGCTTTTACGCCTGCATCGCCATTCGGCTGTCAAATCACGCCCAACATCACCTACGGCGAAATTGCGCTGCAGTCAGAGTCGCGGCGGTTTCATCGCCAGCACCAGTGCGACACCGCAGTGCTGTTATGCGAATTTGCTCAGAAAGCCAGAGACCATTTCAAGCGACCAGTAATCATCACGTCTGGCTACAGGCCCCCAAAGATCAATGCTCAGGTGGGCGGAGCATCGCGCAGTGAACACCTCTACGACAAGCCCGACACTGGCGCGATTGACTTTTACCTGGACGGCATGTCGGTAACCGAGCTACAGCGTTGGGCCGACGTCAACTGGCCCTACAGCCTTGGCTATGGAGCGCCAAAGGGCTTCATCCACATTGGCATCAGGCCTGGCCGGCCCCGCGTGCGCTGGGACTACTAGCCCTGCCCACGCTTTTTCTTGCGGCCATGGTTGCTCTTGCTGCCGCGGCCATTGCCCTGCGCCGTCTTCTTGTGGACTGGCACAGGCTTTTTCTGCTGTTCCTTTGGCTTGGCCATCAGTCCTCCATGGCAGACACCGCCCAGGCCTCGCTGAGATTTGCAGCGGCCTCATGGGCAAACCACTTGGCGATTGCGCTCTGCTGATGCCACAACGTGTTCAGCAGCAGCGCTGTGTTCATCAGCTGCTCCCAGTCCCGCAGCTCAAACAGTTCCTCGAGCACTCGCCTCGTCGCCTCCTCTCTGAACTTCAGTTCCTGCGAGATGGCGAAGGGGGTCATGGCCCTACCTCTTGACCCTGGGGCTGATGATTCCCGCCAAAATCTCGATGGCCCTGTAGGCCTTGACGATGACCTTGGTGTAGCCGTCCAGGGCTTCGTTGTCCTTGGGCGTGGGAGTCATGTTGACCACCACCAAGGCGACGCCATGGATGGCAACTGCCAGTGCGATGTAGTCGGCAAAGCGGTCCATCAGGGCTGCCTCTCAACGCGGCGAAGTCGTTCTTCGTGGTCCTGCAGCATCTCTTTGATGCCCTCCAGGATCGTGCTGGTACGAGCTTCAAAGCGGCCTAGCCCATTGGCGATCTTCCAAAGCGCGGCCACACCAGACCCGCCCAGGGCGATCAAGGCAATGACCGATGCTGGATCCACCAGGCGAGCAAGTTGCACCCCTGCAGAGTAACGGCTGTTTTGCTTGGTAGCAAAGCCGAGCTCTCAAGAGCCCGGCATGGCAAGAGCTTCCCCTGGTTACAAAATTGGCGTGAACGAGACAGGCTGCTGTCCTGAACTGCTTTCAATGTCGTCAGCGCTGGCTACCGGGATTTCAACCCATGCCACAGAGGGCTCGTCCCATCTGTAGGGCAACCCATCGTCAGGAAATGGCACAGGCGCCTCCCAGAGGCATTTCGAGACGTCAAGCACCCAGCTCTCAAACGGCTTAGGTGGAATGAACGCATCAAGAGCAGCGTCATACCGATAACCAATCCCCGCATAGTTCATGCGATAAGGGGACTTGCCTTGTGCATGAACCCCGCCTTTTGTGTTGTAACTGGTTCGCCTACAGCGGAGGCCCGACACCTCGGCATATCTTCGCTCCCAGTCAACACCATCATCTCCTTCATTTTTGCCAACAATGACATTGACAACAATGTCATTTTCGTCAAGAAGCGCGTAGTGTGCCATGGGTCTAACTCCACATGATGTTGCCGATTCCGGCGGTAATTAGTGTTGCTTTGTCCAGGCCATCAATCACCGTTGTATACACAAGACCACCGCCTGGATTAGCAATAATGTAATCTTTTGGATAGCGGACAATTACTCCGCCAGAACCTCCATTGCCAGCGCCCAATCCACCTGCGCCTCCATTGCCAGTGCCCTCTGCTCCAGGCGAGTAAACAGAAGCTCCTCCAACGCCTCCTTTCGCATATTCGATTGCTTGGCCGCTAATTGAATTAATTACTCCTGGCCCATTAGCTGCATACAAGCCAGCCCCGCTAAATCCGCCCCCTCCTCCGCCATGCCTTGCGCCAGCACAAGCAGACTTGTCGGGGGATGACCAGCAAAAACTTTTGACCGCGGCATAGCTATTGGCGCCCGCAAAGCCTTGCCCAGGGATGCCGGTTCCTCCGGTCGCAACGACAAACTCATACGGGTAGCTGCCTGATATGTAGTTGACAGTGCCTCCTGCTCCTCCTCCAGAAGCGCCGTTGTTTCCATTTGTTGGGCCAGTGGTGCCGTTACCGCCGCCGCCGCCGCCAAACATGGTTTGTCCAAGAAATGTTGAGGCACCACCGTTTGAGCCGCCCCCAGATGCTGGCGTCGTACCGCCAGCGCCAATGGTTATTGGATACAACGTCAACTTGTTAGCAGTAAACGTACTTGACGTATAGCCGCCAGCCCCGCCTGCACCGCCGTTATAGATGTTAAGGTTGTAATTGCTTGCGCCACCAGACGCACCGCCACCGCCACCGCCCGTTAAGACGTAAGTAACGGTGAATTGTGGTGGAGTCACAACACCGCCAGTAGCAATTAGTATTGCCTGAGAGCAGGTAGACATCAGCTCAGCCCCGAGCCCGAAACAACAAAAGTGTTGCTCGACACGCACAACACTGTAGCGACGCCATATTGAGCCAGCGTTCTATTGCCAGTGTCAGCAGATCCAGCCTTGCGCAGGGTCACAGAACCGCCTTGAACGATAGCTTGATCACTTCCGCTATCGTTGTAAACAGTGACAATATCTCCAGCTTGAAATGTGTTTCCGGGAATTGTGACGCCTCCTGCGGAGATTCTGATGTGCCTGCCTGTGTCATCCGCCGCCAACGTATAAGCGCTAGCCTGACTGTTTTGCGGAAGTGATCGGAGACTTCCCAGCCAATCTCGGATTACCCCATTAACGTGAAAAGTGCTCTGCGGAGCACTTGTGTTAATGCCGATTCGATCTGCGCTGGCATCGAGGAAGAACAAGTTGGCAGCAGTGTCGCCTTCCATGCGTATGTCGTTATCCGCGCCATTATCGTTAAACACAACAGGGCAATTAAAAAAGGCTTGCGACGTAAATAACGCTTGCCCCGAGAAGGTGGAGCCTGAGCTAAACGAAGAGGCCGCGTTAAAAGTGACTGGAGAGCCAAAAGTTTGCGGCGCAGACCAGGCCTGGGTCACTTCCAGCATCGCCACGGTCCCATTTGCATCCGCAAAGGTGATTGTCCTATCTGCAGTTGGCTCTGCAAATACAAGGCGGGCTTCAAAGGCATTATCGGCGGTCCCCTCGAATGCAATAGTCCCGGTAGCCGCAAATAGAAGCTCTCCGTTAATCGTGCCGCCAGCGCCAGTCAGGTATGTCGATCCAGGGCTATCCAGTAAAACAGTGCCGGATGCGTCTGGAAACGTGATGGTTCTGCTTGCCGTGGGGTCCACGCACTGAACTGCTGTAGCAAATTGATTTCCCGTAGCGCCTTCTAGATAGATCGTGCCAGTAACGTACACATCGCTATCCAAGATGGCATCTTGGGAAACGTATAAGCTGCCATTGAGATCAAGGCTGTCAGACCATTCAACGCCTGTTCCAGCCTGGTTAGTCTGCAAAACTTGGCGAGCAGATCCGTCTAATAATTTATTGACTTCAATTTTGGCAGTCGGGCTGATGTCCGCGTTATCAATCACCCCGGCAGGAAGATTGCCCAGGTCTTGGCGCAGCATTGGAATGCCGCCAGCCGTGGCTCCATCATGAAGGATTAAGGTCTTTTTGGTCGTGTCAACGGTTACCTCTTTGAGCGCGCCTGTAAATGTGGCGTGCTCTGTTGTGGTTCCACCGCGAAGTTGAAGTTGGTCGGCCATGGCTGAGGAAAGTTGATGGTTGGTTAAATAGCGCCGAGGCTGGTGCTGCTACAGCCGACGGAGCAGCTGTACGCAGAGACGCCTCCCGACTCTCCGAAGAAGTAGTCAGAAGAACAAACTGATGTCAAAGGCCCAAGGTCAATCAGTTTTGAACCAGGAGGGCCGGGAGAGTTAGCGTATAAATTAGAAAAAGATGTTGCTCCAGCCTCGACAGACTGACTGGCTAAAGTAATTGCATTGCTCGCAGTTTGGGCGGCACTATTGGCAATTCCGACGACAGAGGCAGAAGCTGTAGACGCTAAATTGGCCGTAGCCAGCGCAGATGTTGAATTAGCAAGAGATTGATTGGCTGTCGCTGCAATGCCGTTGGCAACTGCCAACGCGGTTGTTGCATTCGAATTAGCGGTGCTCGCTGTTGCAACTGACGCGGCGGCATTTGTAGCTGCTCCGCTAGCCGCGGCCAGCGCGGCCACTGCTGTCTGGTTGGCCGCTACTGCTGCATTCGTTGCATTGGTTGAATTGGCCGACGCTGCAGCTGCCGACGCTGCAGCTGCCGACGCTACGCTGCCTGCAGAGTTAGCTGATGCAAGTGCGGCGTCCGAGTTCGCGCTCGCGATGGCGGTTGCGGCCAACGCTGTTTGAGCATTGAGCTGCGAAGTGTTCGCAATAGTCAAGGCTGTCGCGGCGGCAGCGCTAGCGCTGGACGCAGAAGCTGCAGCTGTATTGGCAGTTGCTAGCGCTGAGCTGGCGTTGAGGTTCGCAATGGTTGCCAGCTGTTGAGAGTTAGACGCAGCAATGACCGCCGCGCCAGTGGCGGCTTCTGCGTTCGCGGAGACCTCCAATGCGGTTTGCGACAGTTCAATTCCCACATCGTTTCTGTCCTGCTGCTCTTGAACCACATAGAGGTTCTGCAGGTCAGCGGTATTAAGAGCATCGGCGGTCAGGCCTGAGCCGTCTTGCCATGGCGCTAACTGAGCTGTGTCGGGCGTTTTGCGGATGACCGTCAGCTTCACGCCGCTGGCTGGGGCCACCGTTGTCTGCACCTGTGTATTGCTGGTCCATGAGTAATCGACCCCCTCCACTAGCTGGCTGGAGAAAGTCCCTTCAACGATGTCAAATCCCCTGTAGAGCTTGACGTGCGCCTTCAGCAGGTAGGGGAAAGGCACCGAGAAGGTCGTCGATGACCCGTTGCCCGCGTATTCAGCGTAGGAGAAGGGCACGGCCGGTCTGCATCCCTGCAGACTTTATTCTGCCGGACTTAGCGCATTGCTCAAGCGTTTGCCAAGAGTGCGCAAGCCGCTCTCAGATTGCCGGAAGGTTTGCTCTGCCAGATCGTTCTTGGCGTCGCTCCACTGCTTGGCAGCAGGGCTGGCACCAGAGGCGGCTCGGCGCTCGAGCTCGTCCTGGGTCAGCAGGTCGTAGTAGGCCGTGATGCCGCTGATCAGCAGCTGGGCCGTCTTCTGTCTGCGCAGGGCCTTGGGGAGACCTCCAGGCGGGTTGGCGCTGGTGGCCGGGTCGTCTTCCATTGCCTTGTACCAGGGGCTGGTGAACAGGGCGTAGAAGGCTTCCTTCTTGGTCTTTCCGGCAGTCACCTTGTCGAGGATCTGCGACAGGGGCAGGGTCGCGCCGCCGTTCTTCTTGATGCGGATGCCCATGTCAGACACCACCTCAACGGGCAACGGGAAGAAGGCCTGCACCTTCTTGCCGGCAATGCCCAGGCGTGCCGTGGGCGGCAAGCTGGCGTCGCCTTTGATTGACCCGTGGATGGCGTTGTACTCCTCCTGTAGGTCATCAGACATCGCAATCCCTTCAAGGTTGCGAGTCAGCAGCGGCTTGGGCGGGTCAAGCATGTCCTGGGTGTCCAGCTCGCTGTAGACCGTGTCGTTGATCTTTCCGCTGGGCCACACCGACGGAACGAACAGCGGCACCGCCTTCGAGAAGTTGATGCCCCAGATGTGTCCAATCGGGCTGCCCAGGTGATCAGCCGTCTTGCGTTTGGCGCCGGTCGCCAGGGCCACCAGGCCCGAGCTGTCATAGGCCCAGTTGCGCAGAAACTGCTCAACCTTGGCCAATGGGTTGTCCTTCTCGAGCAGGTAGCTCTGCGCGGGGGTGTCAGGTGCGTCGCGGTAGAAGTCGAGCCGGCTGCTGCCTGCAAGCCTCTCCACGTTGCGAATGGCGCCAGAGAATGGGATCTGGCCTGAGCCCATAAACGCCACCGCCTGGCGCAGTTTTTCGCCCGCCCGCTGGCTGCCATCGAGCATGTAGTCGAGCAGCAGCTGCACCTGCTGCAGCCCGGCCTGGCGAGTGATGTGGTTGGTCATCACCTTCATTGCAGCCAGCCCTAGCTCTTGGCCGTCGTAGTCGCTCGAGTTGGCTGCCTCTGCCGTGCTGAGCACGTCCTTCCACAGGAACAGCGTGTTGGCCACAGGTAGGCCGCCGAGGTTGATGCCGGCAATCGTGTTGCGCTTGGCTGGGTCTGACTCAAGGCCTCCTTTGACAAGCCCTGCAGCATCCAGGGCCCCGTAGGCCGCAAACAACGCGCTGCTCATCACCCAGCCAGCCTTGACACGCGCCACCAGTTCAGGCGAAGGGTTATTCCCCCCAACCATCTTGATGGTGTCCACCAGGCCAGCCGTGGCCAATCGGTGGTCGAACAGCATCCCCATGAACGGCGAGCGCCAATAGGGCATCAAGAACCGATCAACCATCCAGTTCTGCCTGAGGCCCATCATTCCGCGGTCCATCGCCTCGCCTGGGTTGCCGTCTGGCGCGTTCTGGAACCGCATGGCGGCCGAGTAGTTCAGCGCGTCAAACGATTCCGTTGTGCCAAGGCTGGGGGCGCCAGCCAGGTTGCGCTCGGCCATCAGCGCCGCAATCTCGTCGTCGGTGAAGTCGCTCCCTTTGAGGTTGTTCTGCTTGCGGAAGGCCTTGATGTTGGCCTCGGTTGGCGTGGCTTGATAGATCGCCTCGTCGATGCGCGCCTGCACCCAGGACGCCCGGTCACGCTCGGTCAGCAGCCCCAGCTGGGCGCCCTCCATCCGGGCCTTGACCTCCAGATCGGCTTTGAGCTTGAAGAGGTATTGAAACTTGCCAAACACCTCGTCTGTCGCAGCCATGCCCCGCAGGAACGGTTTCCACGGCACGTAGGCGTCAACGTCTCTGATGCGCAGCCGCTGCACGCCCTTGCCAAGGTCGATGCCCAGCGCCGACCAAGCCGCAGCAAAGCGGTCCATCTCCTTGGCGCCAAAAGGTTTGGTCAAGGCCAGCACCCGGGCCGCCACCTGCAACTTGTTGGTGAACAGCGCCATGTTGTGAGGATGCGCAACCGCCAGAAATGGGTTGGCTGCTGGCTTGTACGGCATGTCGAGGATGGCCTGCATGTCGTCCAGCTCTTGGTCATTGGTCAGCAGGTTCTTGCCGTAGGTGTCGAGGTTGCCGCTGTAGTGACTGACCCCGGTATCAAACACCCGTGCCAGGTCCCGCCGCCAAGTGGTCTTCAGTGTGGCCAGCGCATATTGCGTTGCCTCAGCCGTGATCCTGCCGGCCTCAAGTAACCCGCTCCGCGTCATCTGCGTGCCGACGGGCACCAGCTTGGCGCCGTTCTCAAACGTCTGCTGTAGCGGCCCAAAGGCAGCCATGACGACGTTGCTGCCCAGGTTCATCTTGGCCTGGGTTTGCAGGTTCCCCAGCTGGCTGTCCTTGATCAGCGCATTGGCCATGCGCATGTGGGCGTTGAACCAGTCCTTGTCGAGCCGCCCCTTGGGGTCAAGCCCATCCATGTTGGTCGTGTCGATCAACAGGCTGAGCTGCTCTTCCCCTGCCGGCCCATCGTCGATCGCCTGAACCACCCGGCCAAAGTGCTCGTCCTTGTCCAGGTCTTTCGCCGTCAAGCCAATGGCGTCGGCAATCTCCTGCTCATCGCCCAGATCAAGACGAAACTGCTCGAGCCCCAGGATCTCTTGCTGGCTGCGTAGCGCTTGCGCATGGCGGCGGGTGACCAGGTTGTTGTGTCGCTCCATCACTAGAGCGAGCTTGTACTGCTTGAACGCTTCCTGTTGGAGCTCGCTTGGGACCGGCGCGCCCGGGATGGCGCGCATGTAGTCGCGAATGTTCTCAAGCGTGTCGAGATAAACCCGCTTGGTGCGATCTGCCCAGAACCGCAGCCACACCTTGTTCTCAACCGCGTTGAGCACAGGTGCGGTCTTGACCGCGGCCTTGGCCAGCAGGTCAGGGTCACTGGCCCCCAGGTCGCTGTAGTAGCTGCTGATCAGATCAGCGATGCGCTCCTTGTCATAGGTCTGCGTCAGGAAGGCAAAGTCGCCAGGCGCAATCCGCTCATGCGTGATGCCAAGGGCCTCGGCCAACTTGGCGTAGTCCTCGGCTGTGCTGATGTCTACTTCTCGCAGGATGCGGTCGTAGTTCTGGAACCGCCCTTCGGCGCCATTGGGCTTGGCCAACTTGTCAAAGCCGCGGGCCACGATGTCGTCCACTTCTGCCGACGACATGGTTCCGGCCAGCTGCTGGTAACCCCGCTGAATGTCGGCCGTGTCGAGCTCTACAGGGCCGTTTCGGCCCGGCAGGACCACGCTGTCGCCTTTGGCGGCAGAGCTGTAGACATTGGCGGCTTTCATCTGCCGCTCCATTTCATCCGCCTGCTCTTGCAGTTTTCGGTTCTGCTCTTGCAGTTCCTGGATTTGCTGGAAAGCGTCGTCGCAGTTGTTGCCAGACATGATCAGCAGCCCTCCTGTTGAGCCTTGCGGCGGATGTCGTCCATGGTTTGGTTGTTCACCTCAATCTGCTGGCGCACGCGATCGGCGCCAGCTTTGGTCGGTGGCTTGGGCACCTCGCCAAACGGTTGAGCGGGGAGCTCCACCTGGCCGGTGAGATTGCCCTGGGCAGCCTTTTTCAAGGCCGCCTTGACTCGCTTGCCGTGGGCCACCACCTCGGCGCCATCCATGCCCGCCGCCTCGATGGCGGCACGGAACTTGGGCGCAGCCTTCGAGGGCTTCACTGCATCGTTGGCCAGCACATAGGCAGCGCGATCCAGATCAGAGTCGAACTTCACCGTGTACCGGCCATAGCGCGGTGCAGATTTGCTGAGCTCTTGCGGCAGGATGAACTCAGGCTGCGGCGCTCCTGCTGTGAGCTTCAAGGGCTCGGGGCGGACCGGAGCGGGGGCCAAGGTTGGCTCAATACCGTATTCGGACTGCAGGTCGGACAGCTGCTTTTGCCATTTCGGAATAGCGGTTTCCAACTGCTGAACCAGATCAGCGCTGCCGTTCTGTCTGGCAGCGGGGAGGCGCTCATCTCGACTGAAGCGGATGCGCTCCTCCAGATCGCTAATTTGCTTGCGAATATCCTTGCCGGCCTTGGTACTTGCCGGCGGCAAAGACTTTGCCGCCGGTGTAGCGGATTCAGCCAGCTCGCCCAGTCCCTGCTTGACGTTGCCCAACGATTCGCCAAGCCCGCGATAGAGCCGTGCATCGGACTCGGCCAACGCACGCATGGTGGACTGCAGGACGTCCGAGATCTTGGGCAGCTGACTGATCGGCACGTCGGCAGGCATCACCTCGGGGGTGACGACCTTGCCAAAGCGCTGCTCAAGGCCAGCGAGCTTGGCAGCCTTGGATTCAAGAACTGCCGGCGGGTCAACCCCGGCCTCAAGGTCGGCACGCAGTGATGCCATCTCCTCGAGGTAGATGTCGTCAATCCCCTGGGCCAGCCCTGCGTCCTTCTTTTGGTCGAAGGTCAGGTCTTCGTAGGCCACTGCATCGCGGGCGGCCTGCTGCTGCTCCCAGGCCATTGCGGCATCGGCCTGCTTGTGCTCCAGTGCCAGCCGCACCTCGTCGGCCGCGGCCTGGGCGGCTTTGCTGCCGGGGGCCAGCGGCTCGTCCAGGGTGAGCTCATCCAGCCGCACCTGGGCCAGCTCGGGCAGCTCAGGGATCGGCGCATTGGGTGGGCGCACCTCGCCGTTGGCGATCGCTTCCTGCAGCAGCTGCGCTTCCGCCATGGCGCGCTCGTCAAGTGTGAGCTCGATTGGCGCCTGCGGCTCGTCAGCCGCCCGGGCAGCGGCGGCGAACATGTCTTCTTGCACCACGTCGGCGGCCGGCGCTACCTCTTTGCCCATCGCTTCGCCAATCGCCGCGGCCAGGCGGTTCTTAATCTGCTTTGCGACCACGGCCGACTGCTCTCCAGTCAGCACTCGCTGCGTGCCCTCGTTCAGTAGATCGCTGACAGGACCCGTTTGATACTTGAGCTCATCAAAAATGGCCAAAGCGCGGCCGGCCTCACCGCTAATTTCCTTTGCTGCCCCGGCGTCTACCTGCCCAACCCGCTCAATCTGGCCGGACTGACGGCCAACAGTGCCAAACAGCTTCTTCTCTTTGCTCAGCATCAACCGCACGGAAGAAGCCAGGTCGGCCTTAGCCAGCAGGCCTTCGTTGAAGCTCTGCTCCCACTCGGTTCCATCAAGGATCGTGCCTTGAACGCCGTCTGAGGAAGAGGCAGATGGTGACTGGCCGGCCATTGCCAGCATCTCCCGCAGCGTGCCCTCTTTGACGTTGTCGGGCCCCTGCTGCACCAAGTAGCGATAGGCCGAGCGCATCGTTTCCTCGTCAACGCCCGAGTCGCCGATGATCACGGCGCGGCGCAGAGGGATCTGCTCGTTGACCGCGGCCGTGAAGACGTCCTCCGGCACTCGGCCTAAGGCGATGCCCTCTTTCCAGAAGCCGCTAGCGCCGGGCTTGCCCAGGGCCTTGAGCTGGGCCTGGTCGGTGATGCCGTATTCGCGAGCCAGCTTGGCCGCGTCAAACACCGTGCCTTTGCCGTCGCTGACGTTGGAGATGGCACCTTGCAGCCGGGCTTCACCTGCTGTTGGCGAGTCGAGGTACTCCACCCGCATGGACGGGATTCCCATCCGCTTGGCAGCCGCCAGTCGGTTGTGCCCGTTGACCACGTAAACAGCACCGGGCTGGCCGATCTCGCCGTTGGCGTCGCGCCACACCTGGATGATGTTCTCGGCGTTCGGGTCCCAGCGCTCAACGCCTTCGAGCGAGTTGCCGATCTGCTCGCCGGCCTCGTTGACGCCGCCCTTGTACTGGAACACCTGCGGGGCGGCTTGCACCTCAGCCGTGGGCAGCATCTGGCCGCCCATCATGCGGTTGACGATCGGCGCCTGGCCGTCGGCGCGCATGGCGTTGAAGGTGTCGAGCATGTCGGCCTTGCTCAGCTGGCTTGGGTCGTCCACGCCAGTCAGCGCTTGAGCCTTTTGCCACAGCTGCTGGTTGGCTTCTGGGTCGAACAACGGCCGCAGCTCGTAGTCCTCGCGAGCGCCCAGCTTGCGTGTCACGCTCTCGAGGTAGTCGTCGGCCAGTCGGTCGGCCGGCGCCATGACCATCTGCGCTGCCATGGGCGGGCGAGGCTCAATGCCGGCCCGGGCCTCAACGGTCTGGTTGACGCGCTCAACCACCGGCAGCCCGGCGCCCTGCTGCAGCGTCACCAACTCTTGGTCGCTGAGCTCCTCAAGCGTTTTGCCCAGGGCCGTGCTCTCCGGCAGCTCTGGGTCGTAAGTCCAGTAGTCGATCGCTGGATCGGCTTGTGGCAGCTCTCCAGGCTGCGCCTTGCCAAAGTCATCAACGGTGGCGTTGTCGATCGCTGGGGCCGGGCCAGTCTCGGGAGCGGCAGGCGCTGGAGCGCCAAGCCGCTGCTCCATGGCCGCGTTGGCCTCTTGAAAGGTCGGCCCTGGGGCCGCTGCAGGCTGCGTTGGCTGCTTCACCTCAGGGGCAAAGTCGTACCCGCCGGCCTCGTCTTTCTGCAGCACGCCCATTGCTTCTTGCTTGCTGCGCTGCTGCACTTCGCGCTGCGCGGCTCGATGAGCGCGCACGTTGCGTCGGATGTTGCGGAACCCGGCAACAGCCGCGCCTGCGCCCGCGCCAAGCGCAAGGCTTGCAGCCGCGTTGGGGAGCAGCGACTTAAAGGCTGCGTCCACCATGTCGTCCTGGCCGACATTCACAGCGCCAGGGAGCTGCAGCAGGTTGGCGACGTTGCCGCTGGTGTTGTCGTCCAGAAAGGTGCTCAGCGCTTCGTTGACCGCAAAAGCGGCGCCGCCGCGCAGGCCCATCCCGACAGCAGTCGCCGCCTTGGCCGCGCCAAAACCAGGTGACACAGGCGCCAGCACCAGATTGAGCGCCACCGATCGGCGCATCTGGTCCACATTGCGCTCAGCCTGACTCATCTGCGAGGGCGGCTTGGCACCCAACTTGCGGTAGGTCTGATCGACAAAGCGATCCAGCTCGGCGCCAAAACGCCCGCTGCTTGGGTCAGCTTTCTTGCGGCCCTGCATCCGCTGCACGGCTGAATAGCCCATGCGCAGACCGTTGTCAGATGCACCGGCCATGCCGACGTTGATCTGGTTCCACGCCGCGCCGATTGGGCTCTGGCGCCACTCGTACAGCAGATCGTTGCCGAGCTTTGCCCACCAAGGCTTGGCCTGCCCCTGCGGCCGCGGCCGGGGTGCTGCCACACGTGCCGGCATGGGCATGACCCGCTGCCCTGGTGGTGGCGCGACAGGTGCCAGGTCGCTGCTTCGCT